TGTCGTAATTGTCGCTTCGGAGCGACAGGTACTCCGAGGGACGGAAACCGAGATAAATCATCATGAGGACATCCTGGCACTCGTCCGTGTTCGCCCGCCGGATCCGCTCGATCTCGACATCCGTGAACGCGTCGCGGTGAGCTGCGGCCTCTCCCCCGACATGGAGATACTGCGCGAGATTAAGATCGTCCGGGATCAGATGGCGGGGTATGCCAAACTTGTACATGAGCGACAGGCAAGTCCGCATATTCTCCTGTGTGCGTCTGCCATGCCCGCACTCGTCGATGGCCTCTTGGAAATCCTCTATCGTGAGATTGTCGAGCCGGTAGATCTCCAGCTCGCGGAAGTGACCGAAAGCCGCCTTGTAGCAGTCGAGCGTCTGCTTCCCGGCCTTGTGCGTCGGCAGCCATCGGTCATAGAGCTGACGAAGCGTCGGGATCTCCCGCGTCGGCTCGGCGCTCAGCTTCGCCAGAGAGGCGACCGCGTCCTTCCGCTTATCGAATATCCTCGTCCGCGTCTGACGGCGCTTAATGCCGTCGGCGCCTTTTTTATATCCGATGGTCACCACCGCGGCATATTTGCCGTTAGGGAGCTTATAAACGCTCCCTGAGCCATTCGGGCGCTTGTGGCGGCTACGTTCCTTTGGCGCGATGGAAACGCCGCAGAACGGGCAAAACAGCGCGTCTGCGGGCATCTCCTCTCGTTTGCATCTTGGGCAAGTCACAACTTCTGATTCTCCATTTCAGATAATCCATTATCCTGTACGGATAATCGTACAGGATTTTTATTATTCTTGCTTCACGAAGTCAATCAGAGCGCGGAGCTTTCCTGTCGACCATTTGGATGTAATGTCGAGGAGTTCAGACTGGAGCGGAGTAATGTCTTCCACGTTGTCTTCAATACCGATCAGGCAATCAACGCTTACGTTCAGAGCGCGGGCCATGATTATCAATGTATCGCTCCCCGGCTCCCGCTTATCTTTCTCATAATTACGAAGCGTTGTATACGGGATTCTGAGCATCTCAGCGAACGCCGGACGCTTTATTCCGCGTTCTTCCCGCAGCGCGGTCAGTCTCTCGCCGAATGTCATGATTAATCACCTCCGGCGACAATACTACACCAATATTCCCAAACCGTCAATAAAAAATGCTCATTTCGGCAAATTAATAGTTGACAAATGCTCGGCGCGAGCATAAAATACTGCTCAGAACGAGCAAGGAGGTGAAACAATGGCTCGACTTGAATATCCGAATATCGAAGCGGAACGCATCAAGAAGCGCATGACCAAGGATGAGTTCGCGGACGCGCTCGGAGTAAAACGGAGGACGGTGCAAAACTGGCAGAACGGCACTACCGAGATCCCGCTCAGCAAGATCCTGATGATGCGGGAAATGTTTGGCGTCTCCGCGGACTATCTCATCAACCGGGAGGAGGTTAGAGCATGACACCATTGAAAGCGATCCGGCTGAAATGCCTCGACTGCTGTTTCGGTCAAGCCAACGAGGTGCGTCTCTGCCCGTGCAAGGACTGTTCACTTTGGCAATACCGAGATGGACACAATCCGGCAAGGAAAGGACACGGCAATCACAACGCGAGTTTTTCACCGAACTCAACAGCAGATTTTGAGGAAAGTCCGGGGGTGAGTCAATGACGCTCGCAGAGATCCGCGCAAGCGACAAGCCAGTATTGACGCCAGCTGAGATCGCGCCGGTGCTGGGAGTCAATCCGCAGAGCATCAGAGAGGCAGATCCGGGAGATCTCGGTTTCCCCGTCATCAAGGTCGGGACGAGGACGCTGATCCCGCGGCTGGCGTTCTTGGCGGTCATGGGTGAGCGCGGATGAAGACGAACCCGCGGAGGATCCCGCGCAGCCAGGCAGACGTCGACAGGGCGTACAAGCTCGGCATGGAGGCCGGAGCGCAAGGCGCTTTGAGCATCGTCCTGATCGCGCTGAAAGACCTCGGTGAGCCGGACGAGTACATAGCGAAGTTCAATCACAAGTTCAACAAGACCGTCCAGTCGTGGCTAACCGGAGAGGTCAAAGAACGGGAAGTCACAGGAGCATTGAAAGACGATTACGACATCGTGGTCGAATGCTCAGACAAATGAAAAGCCCGGCTCGCGTTAGGGGCGCGAAACCGGGCAGACATTAGAAAGGAGATCCATATGTCTTTAACACAGTTTATCAAGAGAGCCGTGAGAAGTCAATACTTTCGCGGTTTGGTCGTGAGAGCCGTTGAGGACGCCTGCATCCTCTTGATGCTCGGCGTGGGCATCTGGCTCGTCTGCACCGTGGTCGGCGGCGTGTTCCGGCTGTTGGGGGTGGGCTGATGCGTATTGCGGACGAGCTTGTCAAAGCCTACAACGACGGCTACGCACAGGGCCGGATTGACACCGACATGATTGAGGTCATCGACGAGCTGAAGCGCAATCTGAAGGACTGCCGGAACGAGCTGTGTTTGAGATGCGGTGAGTACAAGCGGCAGCATCTTGGCGCGTGCGACGGATGCCGGTGGAAGGAGGGCGGCTGATGGAGAAGAAGCTGAAGCCGACGGCGGAGAAGGTGCTGGCCTACATGATCAATCACGGCAGCATCACCGGCACGGAGGCGATTCTCCGCCTGCACATGACGGAGCTTCGCAGCCGGATCTCCGAGCTGAAAAACGCCGGATTCCCCATAGAGTACAAATGGGAGCCGCACAAGAACGAGGACGGAACGAGCGGCAGGCACAAACGCTATTTTTTGGAGGACGGATATGCGGGCATTGTATGAGATAAATCGAGATCTGGAGGCGCTGCTCTCCAACATCGACGAGGAGACCGGCGAGGTCATGATCGACCCGGAGGCGCTCGACGCGCTGCTCATGGAGCGCGAGGAGAAGCTGGAGGGCGTGGCGCTGGCGATCAAAAACATCACGGCGGAGGCAGCCGCCATCAAGGCGGAGGAGGATGCGCTGAAGGAGCGCAGAGAGCGCCTGACGCGCAAAAAAGACGGTCTGACGGCGTATCTCCAGACGGCACTCGACGGCGCGAAGTTTGAGACGGCAAGGGTAGCCGTCAGCTGGCGGAAGAGCAAGTCCGTCGAGATCGACGAGGCGGTCTTCTGGGAGCATCCGGCGGAGGCGTTCGTCCGCTACGGAAAACCGTCGGCGAACAAGGACGCAATCAAGGCCGCGCTGAAGGACGGCGGCATCGTTCCGGGCGCGGCGCTCGTCGAGAAGGTCAGCATGAGCATCAAATAGGGAGGAACGCATGGACAATCTGGCATATTACAACGCGGGGCGATCCGTCCCGCCGGAAGCCCAGAAGGGCTTCAATAACGGCAAGTTCAGCGGCACGGACATCAATCCGATGTGGCGTATCAAAAAGCTCACGGAGCTGTTCGGGCCTGCCGGGGTCGGCTGGTACGTTGACGACGTCACGGAGCGCTGCGAGATCCACGGCGAGACGACCATCAGCATCGTCAATCTCAACCTTTACGTCAAGGTCGGCGGAGAGTGGTCGAAGCCGATCTACGGCACCGGCGGCAACGTCATCGTCCGCAAGGGCAGCACCTCGGACGAGGGTTACAAGATGGCCTACACGGACGCGCTTTCCGTCGCGTGCAAGGCGCTCGGCATCGGGGCGGACGTCTACTTCGAGAAGGACAAAACGAAGTATACGGAGGCGAACATCGCGCCGCCTGGTTCTCCCGAATTTACGCCGCCGCCGCCGAAGAAGGAGCCGGAAAAGTTCGCCTGCGCTGACTGCGGGAACGTGATCAAGCCGTGGATCGTAGACGGGAAAACGAAAATGAGCGTGCGCGAGATCGCTCAGCTCAGCGAGAAGAAATACGGTCGCCGCCTGTGCATCGAGTGCGGCACAAAGGAGAAGGAGAAGGCAAATGCTTAATTCAATCATCGTTATGGGACGCTTGACGCGGGATCCCGAATTCCGCATGACGCAGTACCAGAAGCCGGTCGCCAGCTTCACGGTAGCCTGCGAGCGCGACTACGCGCCGACCGGCGAGGAGAAGGAGACGGATTTTATCGACGTCTGCGTGTTCAACAAGACCGCCGATTTCGTCCGCCAGTATTTTACGAAGGGGAGCATGGTGATCGTCCAGGGGCGGCTCCAGTTCCGCTCATGGCTCGACAAGGACGAGCAGAAGCACACGCGGGCCGAGGTCAACGCGGATCGCGTGTGGTTTGGCGAATCGAAGCGGAAAGACGCGGAGCCGCAGCGGAATGAGATCACGGAGCCGGACGGTCAGCTCCCGTTCTGAGGTGACGCGATGCGGGAGCAGATGACTTTCTATCGCTCCTACTGGGAGGCGGTCAAACGGCTGAGAAAATCAGCCGACCGCCTTTCCGCGCTGGAGGCTATCCTGGCCTACGCGCTTGACGGTGAGGAGCTGGACAGAACCGATGCTGCCGACGCGATCTTCGTGCTTGTCAAGCCACTCTTGGATGTGGCGGCACGGAAGTCAAAAGGCGGCAAGATAATGACAAGAGTCGAGGAAGACTCCGACAAGACTCCGGCAAGAGTCGAGGAAGACTCCGGTAACAATATAAAGAGCAATATAAAGAGCAATATAAAGGTTAAGAACAATATGTTAAATAGCGCGCGCACACGCTTTACTTCGCCGACTCTTGACGAGGTGGAGGCATATTGCGCGGAGCGCGGGAACGGGGTCGACCCGCAGCAGTTCATCGACTTCTACACCTCCAAGGGGTGGAAAGTGGGCGACCAGCCGATGAAGGACTGGAAAGCCGCGGTCAGAACATGGGAGAAGCGGGACGGCAGACAGGCGGGGCAGGAGCGGACGAAGAGCTTCGCCGATATCTGGAGGGAGATGCCGGATGACTAAGAAAGACGCAGCCGGGATCATGGCGATCCTCCAGACGGCATATCCGAGCTACTACGCGAAGCAGAGCGGACAGGAGCGCATCGAGGCGGTCAACCTCTGGGCAGAGCTGTTCGCCGACGATCCCGGTGCGGTGGTCGCCGCGGCGATCAAGGCCATCATCGTCAGCTCGCCGAATCCGTTCCCGCCGAGCATCGGGGAAATCAAGAACAAGATGCACGACCTCACGACGCCCGCAGATCTGTCGGAGACCGAAGCGTGGGCGATGGTCAGCAAGGCGCTCCATAACGGCATCTACGGGTACAAGACCGAGTATGACAAGCTCCCGCCGTCGGTGCAGGCCGCGGTAGGACGCGCAGAGCAGCTCAAGGAATGGGCGGTCATGCCGGAGGACGAGGTGCAGAGCGTGGTCGCCAGTAACTTCATGCGTGGCTACAAGACCATCCAGAAGCGGGAGCGGGAGACCGCGATGATACCCGCCGATGTGCGCGAGTTTCTGACGGGCGTCAGCAACGCGATGCTCCCGGAGGAGGTGGCGACATGAACGGAGCCGTTAGCCCGTGCGCTGTCTGCGAGGAGCGCTTCGTCGGATGCCATGCCGAGTGCGAGGCTTACAAGGCGTGGCACGAAGCTCACAAGGCCGAGCGGGACAAGTGCCGGAAGCACGTCGATCGCGCAGATCTGCTCACGAAGTTCAAGTGCGACAGCATCACGCAGATGAAACGGAGGCACGGGAGATGATCAGGATCACGCTCAGAGGCTGCCCGCCATCGCTGAACCAGTTCGCCGGGCGGGAGAACACATGGGACTACCGGAACGCAAAGGCACTCTGGACGCGGGCCGTCTGGGCCGCCTGTCTCGGCTCAAAGGACAAACCGAAGACGCCGTATCAGATGGCCGATGTGGAGATCATGTACTACTTCCATACCCGCTCCAGACATGATGCCGACAATTACGCGGGGAAGTTTCTACTCGACGGTCTGACCAAGGCGGGCGTGATCGAGGACGATGACATGGCTCACATCCGGCTCCATGTCGCCGGTGACTATGACAAGCGCGAGCCGAGGACGGTCATCACGGTGAGGGAGGTGGAGGAATGAATGAGCCATATCGGAGCCGCGTATATACGGATAGACCGCCTTACGCAGATTTCGACGCTCCGGCGAAGTTCACGGCGATCCAGAGCATCATCGCCAAGCGGCTGAGACAGCATCCTAAGGCGATATGTTCTTACTCTGGCGGCTCGGACAGCGACATTCTCATCGACATGATCGAGACCACGCGCAAGTGTTTCCGTCTGCTGCCGGTAAAATATGTTTTCTTCAATACCGGGCTGGAGATGAAAGCGACCAAAGACCATGTGAAGCAGACCGCTGAGAAATACGGCGTCGAGATCGAGACCGTCAGGCCAAAAACGAACATCGTCATGGCGTCGCGGAAATACGGCATTCCGTTCGTATCGAAGATCATGTCTTACGGACTGGAGGAATGGCAGAAGAAGGGCGTCCCGATGGCAATTGCAGACGAGTATAACGACGGCGAGGATAAGGCTGCGAAGCGGGCAGAGCTGAAAGAACGCTATCAGAAATGCGAGAGCGTGATCAATTTCATCTGCTGTTGCAACGCGGCTGGAGAGCCGAGGCCGAACATTCAGCTCGTCATCAACTCGTCGCGGTATATGCGGGATTTCGTCACGGAGAATCCGCCGGACTTTCAGATCAGCGCGAAATGCTGTGATTACTGCAAGAAGCAACCGGCACACAGGATCCAGAAGGATTACGAGATGGTCATCACCGGCGAGCGTCGTGAAGAAGGTGGAATGCGTTCCGTTCCGCGCAAGGATAACACGACCATGTGCTTCACCGAGAGCGGTGACGGGAAATACCGGCTCAGGCCGCTGTATTACGTCACAGACGCGGACAAAGCGTGGTACAAGGAGACCTATGGCATCAGATACTCCGACGCTTATGAGGTCTACGGGCTAAAGCGGACTGGTTGCTGCGGATGCCCGATCTCGTACAGAGCCGTCGCAGATCTGGACATCATCGGTCAGTATGAGCCGAACATCAAGACGGCGGCATGGAACATTTTCGGCAAGAGTTACGAATACCGGCGGCGCTATCTGGAATACAAAGAGATGCGCGACGTCGGCAGAGATCAGATGACATTCTGGGAGGAATTTGATGAGTCATAAAGACATAATCCGCGGCATCGTGATTACGATGATCCTGATCCTTGTCATCATGTGCATCATCATCGTGACGCCCGCGTCGGCTTACGAGGGCGACCGGATCACGACGCGGCGACAGGACGAGCTGCACGAGATGGCTCAGAGGATGCGGGCGATGGGCTACACCGAGGCCGAGATCGCGCCGCTGAGTGAGGAATGGTGGCGCGAGGAGGAGGCGCTGAACATCGTCGCCCGCGTGGTACAGGGCGAGGCCGGTAACTGCCCATGGATGCATCAGCTGGCCGTTGCGGCGGTCGTGGTCAATCGCGTGGCGTCGCCGTATTTCCCGAACACCGTCCGCGAGGTCGTGGCGGCTCCCGCGCAATACACGACGCTGTATCTGACCGGATTCGACCAGACGAGCCGCCAATGCTACGAGGCCGCGAAACGCGCTCTGGACGGCGAGAGCGGCGTTCCCGAAGATGTGATATGGCAAGCTGAGTTTATACAAGGCGCGGAGGTGTGGTGGCGCTCTGAGGTGGACACGGGATGGTATCATTCGGTGACGTATTTCTGCCGTGGGATTCCGGGGCTATGACGGCACAGCAGATTTCTCTTGCCGAGGCTAACGCATTCGTGATCGAACATCATCGACACCACGACGCAATGTGGGGACATAAGTTTTCGCTTGGCGCGTTTGTCGGCGACATGATGGTCGGCGTGGCAATCTGCGGCAGACCAGTCGGTCGGAAACTAGACGGCGGAAAGACGCTGGAAGTGACGCGGCTATGCACGGACGGAACACGGAACGCTTGCAGTTTTCTTTATAGCGCAGCGGCGCGAGAAGCGAAGCGCCGTGGGTATGCGAAAATCATAACCTATATCCTCATGAGCGAAAACGGCGCGTCGCTCCGTGCATCCAACTGGACACTGGAGGCCGCGAAGTGCGGGAAACCGTCATGGGATGGGCCGAGATATCGGGAACGGCATAAGATGGAGCAGATGACGCTGTTCCCGAAGAAAACGCCGCCGCCGGAATACAAGCAGCGGTGGGCAAGGATTTTGAAGGAGGACTGAATGGCTAAAGAGTACATCGAACGCGAAGCGGCGAACGACTGGCTCGTGAATATGTTCTATTCAGAAGAAGATGAGGGTTGCAAAGAGTTGGTCGAACGATTCAACAAGGCAATTCCCGCCGCCGATGTCG